ATGATAAGATTTCAGGCGGTCAAGGCTTTATCTATGCATCATCTATTGTAGTTGCAATGAAGAAGTTGAAACTAAAAGAAGATGAAGATGGGAATAAGGTAAGCGATGTTCGTGGTATCCGTGCTGGTTGTAAAGTAATGAAAACACGTTACGCAAAACCGTTTGAAGGTGTGCAAGTTAAGATTCCATACGAGACAGGTATGAACCCTTACAGTGGATTATTTGAATTGTTTGAAGCAAAAGGTGTTGTAGAAAAACAAGGCAATCGGTACAAGTACACAACAATAGATGGTGAAGAAGTACTTGAATATAGAAAAAATTGGACAGGAGATCTACTTGACAAAGTTATGTTAGAATATGCAAATAAGGAGTCTTTGGTAAATACCTCTGATGATGCAGAAAATGACACATCTAATGTTGAGGAGCTAGTTGATGCTGAATGAAGATCAAATTGCCGATTTATGGTTAGTATTTAAGGATTGCTTAGATAAAAAACAAGTTGAAGTAGCAGCAGAAAAGTACGTTGACTTTCTTGCAGACTACGGCGTATCAGATGAAACACTACGTGAAGTAATAGGTACTGATGCAGAACTTGAAGAAGCAATAACATATTACTTAGACGATGATGGTGTAGATGATAGTGATGACGATTACGACGAATGGGATGACTAATGGGTTGGTACTCTGAAGTATCTAGAGACATAAGTAAAATACCAGATGCTATACATTTTTTTGAAGCAGAATTAGAAGAAGCGAAAAAAGAATGTAGGCTAAGCGGTAATGTTGAACGTGCTTCTTCGTCAATGCCAGGAATTGTAGAACAACGGTTTAATCAACTTCAAGAAATTGAAGCAATATTAAATTATATGAATATTGAACTACGTAGGTTGCGTAGTTCATTTTTCAAAAAATATCTTGAAAACTATCAACGAGCTCTGTCAAGCCGTGACGTTGAAAAATACGTTGACGGCGAGGCAGACGTTGTTGACTATGAAAAGATCATCAACGAGTTTGCACTGCTACGTAACAAGTGGTTAGGTGTACTCAAAGCACTTGATCAAAAGCAATGGCAGATTACTAATATTGTAAAGTTGAGAGTCGCAGGGATGGAGGATGCTTCACTTTGATCGATGCGTATATAATAAGGATGAAAGGTAATGACATATCTGAAGATCTTGCTAGTAATCTAGTAACATCATTAGTAGAGCATAATATAAATTATAACTTTTTTGATGCAATACACGGAGATCAAATTGAAGATTGCTGGCAACGGCAGGGACTGAAGTTTTTTCATAAGTTAAAACCTAGTAGAAAATTGCCTGGAATTAAAGGTTGTTTCTTAAGCCATTGGATGTTATGGCTTAAGTCGTTTAATGATAATAAGCCGTTATTAATATTTGAACATGATGCAATATTAATGAAACCTATTCCTGACAAATTAATAGACTTACCATACGATGTCTTAAATTTAGATTTTGCAAGTAGGGTAGTAGAAAACTATCACGAGTATGTCACCCAAGATTTTGGTACTTCGATACACAAATGGGTGCCACAGCCAACATCAAAAGGATTATCTTCAAAACTAAACAAGGCAAGTATAAAAGGATTACATGCCTATATCATTAAACCGCAAGGTGCCAAACGTTTAACAGATTACATCAAACGTATCGGAGTATTGCCGGCTGATATTGCTGTAAATTCTATTTCGTGCGATTTGCGTTATACAAAAACTTGTTATGCAATGGTTAATCCTAAATATTGGATAGATGCAAAAAATGGATCAAGACATTCATTTACAAGAGCAAAACCATGAACGTTGCTTGTGTTTTGAAAGTACAAAAAAGTAAGAATGCTATCTACACCACTGAATGGGTTGATAAACTTTATAGAGGTGTAAAGCGAAACTTAGATACAAAATTTAATTTCTATTGTTTAACAAATGTTCAAACTCAATATGACGATATACCGTTAACTTCTGAGAGTGATGGATTTTGGAATAAGTTAGAATTATTTAAAAAAGATTTATTCCAAGGACCAACTCTATATCTAGATTTAGATGTAGTTATTTGTAATAATATAACAAATCTTGTATATAATATGCGACGTCATAAGTTCTTAATGACTAAAGAACCTTACAAAGAAATTAGCAATAGTAGTATTATGTTTTGGATAGGAGATTATAGCTATCTATATGATAATTATATTCTTAACAAAAAAAATATTTGTGCAGAATATTCTAGAGTACCTAGATATGGCGACCAGGCATACATTGCAGAAAACGTAGATCATAGTTTTGTTGAAGACATTGATCCAACTGCTATCAATTGGAAGCATCATGAAGTAAAGACAGAAATTACTAATCCTAAATTTTTGATATTTACAAGTAAGCATCAAAAGCCTAGTAATAATAAAGATTTAAAAATAGTGAGAAAGAACTGGATATGAAGGCAAGAGAAAGAGTTATTCAACACATACCTAAGGGAGCTGTTGGTGTAGAGATTGGGGTACATATAGGAGATTATTCACAAAGGATAATTGATATAGCTCAACCTAAATTATTGTATCTTGTTGATCCTTGGACTGTATTTCATAATGACGAACATGCTGATTCTTGGTATGGCGTTAATAATGTGAATCAACAAATTATGGACGAACGTTATGAATTAGTTCTAAATAAGTTTTCAGATTATGATAATGTAAAAATTATAAGAGCAAAATCTACCGATGCTGCAAACTCTTTTGATGACTTTAGTCTAGACTTTATCTATTTAGACGGAGACCATTCTTATGAAGGTGTGTGTGCAGACTTTGATGCATATTTTCCTAAACTAAAGCGTAAAGGATTTATTTACGGAGATGACTACATCAACAATAATTGGTGGGGAGCAGGCGTCATTGATGCAGTGCATAAAAACCTTCATGAGAAAGATCTGCAAGTTGTGTTTATAACTGAATCACAATTTTGTATTCAAAAGTTGTAATTGAATATATTCAAATCTCTACCGTACAAGCGTTCAACTATACGTCTACTATGTTTTGTATAAACATTTCTATAGTTCGGTAGAGATACATTGCTAATATTTCTTATTGGCATTGCTACTTTACTTCCAGTGATTTGCTTTATTTTTTCAAATTCTGTTGCTAAGTTTTCTAATTTAATAATATTATCTACTACTATCTTACCATCTATTGTAACATAATCACACATATTAGCCCACGAAGCTAAGTCTCCTTCGCCGCCAGGATAAAAAATTTTCATGTTACCGTCAAATATTTGCCATGGTTTATGCAAATAATTTTCAACCCATGCGTCAAATCCTTTATGCCAAACTGCAAGTTCATTTGTGACTTCGCCGTTCTTATCTGCTAACTTGTTTATATGGATTTCTAAAATTTGTTTTCTGTATTTGTAAAAACTTAAAGCTCTGTCAAACGGATTTCTTATTATTGTAAAGCTAGGCATGTTGGTATTAACAGTAATTAAGTCCGGATGCGTAATCGGAGCATGTATCCTTTCGTTTAATTTGCCGTAAGTTTGTTTATACCAACGTCTAATACTTGTACCTGCAGCTTTAGGTATGTGAACAAACAAAATTGGATTACAATTATTTTTGTTTGTTTTTGGCCAGTAGCTCATTTTTCGTATTCCCATTTTGAAGGGTCGTACAAAGGATTTTTCCAGAAAAGTGATTCTAACTCGTCATCCCAAACAAATACGTCTAACTCATTTAAAATTTTGTATCTGCATAAATTTAAATCCCATCCTACATTTCCGTAAGGGAGTTTGTCTTTAGGTGGACTTAATTCAAATAATTCAATATGATAATTATTTTTTTCTGCCAATTTAGAAAAGAATTCAGGATATGGATGCCAACAACTTCCGGCCGCCGCATGATCAAGTCTTTTTTCTGCCTGAGGAACCCAATGCACTATATAAGTTCCAACTTTGCAAAGTTCATGCACACATTTCCAAAATGTACGTTGTATAGTTACATGTTCGCTAGTTCCGATATTTGTAATAAAATCAAACGCAGTATATCCTGAAGATGCTTTAATAAGATTAGAAGCATTATCTAAACGTAAGTCAATTGGTATAGCACCGTCTTCTGCATTAATATCTACACTGGTATATGATCTAGCACCGTTTGCTAGATACTCGTCCCTATAGCATCCTGCTTTTGATCTTTTGTTTCCAAATTCTAAAATGTCAAAATTTTCGTAGTTAGGATATAACCGCGAAGTATATTTAGGTATTGTTTCCATTATTATCCTTCCGCAAATATTTAGTTAAATACACACATAAAGGATACTCCAATGAAAATAGAAAAGAAAAAATATAAATGGCTCAACAGTTGGAATTTGCCGTGGCATACTGATGATAGAAAAGAAAGATTTAACCTGTTAGATAATTATCTGAAAACTCCACCTAAATCTATACTTGATATCGGTTGTGGACTTGCAAGAGAGTCAGAATATTTTCAAAAAAAGTATAACACTGATTTATATTTGCTAGATGGAGATTTTGACCAAACAAAAGAAAAACCAAGAGATAATCAATGGGGAAGTGCAGAATCGTTTAGATTCTATAGTCCAATGCAAGAATTGTTGAATTCTTACGATAGCAGAAATATGTCATATACATTTATAGATGCAAGTAATCCTATTATTCAAATTAATAAAAAGTTTGATGTAATTTATAGTCTGCTTAGTTGCGGATTCCATTACCCTGCAATAACATATAAAGATCTAATAGAAAAGCATTCTACTAATGACACAAAAATAATAATAGACTGCCGTTTCGATACATTAGAAGATCAAAAACAAGACTTTGAAGTAATAGAAATTATAAAAGAATACGACCATTATTATAAATTAGAAATAAAATTTAAGTAGAATTATATACGCACATAAATATTGATATGAAACGTATTGTATTAGTTACAGGTGGGTTTGATCCGATACATTCGGGACACATTGAATATTTCAAAGCAGCTAAAGATCTTGGAGACGAGTTGCATGTTGGATTGAATAGCGATCAATGGCTTATTAATAAAAAAGGTAGACCATTTATGCCCTTTAAAGAACGAGCGGCTGTAATTGAAAATTTAAGTGTAGTAGATAAAGTTATCTCATTTGATGACAGTGATGGTAGTGCTTGTGGCGCTATATATAAAACAATGGCTACAAACGGCACTACTAAAATTATTTTCGCTAACGGTGGAGATAGGACAAATACAACTACACCTGAATTTAGAACATACGGCGGCATACCTAATGTAGAATTTGCATTTGGTGTAGGTGGCACTGACAAAAAGAATTCAAGCAGTTGGATACTCAAAGAATGGAGTCAGCCTACTACCGAGCGTTCCTGGGGTACATATACTGTACTAGACAAAGGCGATGGCTGGCAAGTAAAACAACTTGCATTTAACACGGGTAAAGAATTAAGTGACCAAAGACACTTTAAGCGTTCTGAACACTGGCATGTTGTACAAGGCGAAATTAAAATGGAACTAGAAGAATATAATGATTGGGTGAAAGTGACCAAAATTCTTAGATCCGGCGATAGTATAGATATACCTAAACGATCTTGGCATAAAGCAACTAATATAGGGAATATACCTGCCAAAGTTATTGAAGTCTGGCTGGGTAAAGATTTATCAGAAGACGATATAGAAAGAAGAGATTAATGAAAGTATTTGTAGGATATGATACAAGAGAAGATATTGCATATCAAGTTTGTAAACACAGCATATTGAGCCAGCAACCTGCGGCAGAAGTTTATCCCTTAAAACAACAAGAATTAAGAGATGCTGGTTGGTATAATAGACCTATTGATAAACTTGCAAGCACAGAATTCACCTTTACAAGATTTTTGGTTCCTGAATTATCTCAATTTAATGGATGGGCAGTCTTTATGGATTGTGATATGATATTAACAACAGATATCAAAGAGTTATTTGATCAAGCAGACGATCAATATGCAGTGATGTGTGTCAAACATGATTATAAAGTGGAAGCAGGCACAAAGATGGATGGCCAAAAGCAAACTGTTTACCCGCGAAAAAATTGGTCAAGTATGGTGCTATTTAACTGTGGACATCCTTCAAATGCAGTATTAACACAGCAACTTGTTAATGATCCAGAAATCAATGGTGCTTACTTACACAGGTTTAGTTGGTTAAATGACAACGAAATAGGTGAACTAGACCATACGTGGAACTACTTAGTAGGTGTATATGACGATATTGAAATACCAAAATTGATTCATTATACAGAAGGCGGCCCTTGGTTTGAAAATTATAGATACTGTGAATTTCATAATTTATGGAAAAAACAACTACAGGAAATGATGAATGACTAAACCACAAATGTTATTTGTTGACCGTGAAGATGCAATAGTAAAGTGTCTTGCTGAGTCAACCACAGCAAACTTTATAGATGCAAATGATAGAAACAGATATCCAAGCATACCTTTTGGTATACGTAGTATGACTAAGCGTAAACTAATACATGCTTTATGGAAAGAAAATAGAGATTTCTACTATATTGATACTGGTTATTTAGGAAATCTAGGAAAAAGAAAAGATTACCACAGGCTTGTAAAAAATAATGTTCAACACGTAAACAAAGTAATAGATGTCCCATCAGATAGGTATGATATGTTATGTGAGAGATACCCATATGTAAGATATGTTGGTAGAAGAAATTTAAATGGCGGACCTATCCTACTAGTTACACCTAGTGATAAACCTACAAAATTCTATAATATAGATCGTAAGCAATGGTTAGAATCAACTGTTAAAGAAATTAGAAAACATACAGATAGACAAATTATTGTTAGAGATAAACCCTTGCGAAGAGATAGAGTGCAAGATGGCAGTATCATACAGCAATTTAAAAAGGATAATATACATGCGCTAGTAACATATAATAGTATTGCCGCTGTAGAAGCAGTGCATTTTGGAATACCTGCATTTTGTCTAGCGCCGAATGCAGCATCGCATGTGTGTTCTACAGATTTAAGGGAAATTGAAAATCCTAAATATCCCGCAGACTTAGAAGTTGTCCGATTGTTAAAATACCTTTGTTATTGTCAGTATACTCCCGCAGAACTTGCAAACGGTTATGCATTAAGAATTCAAGAGGAGTTAGGACTATGACTCAAATGACTGTTTACTCATATTTAAAATGTATACCGCCCGGCAATAAAAATGAAGAGAAGCCAGCTATACTAAAGAATTTTGTAAAAGGGGTAAAGGCTGTAGGAGACATAGGCCAAGTGTACGATGATTATAATTGGCGGAAATCCGATGTTGCTATTATACAAGGATTTGTCCACGAAAAAAGCAAGAACGTTCCCCATCTTCAACTGCGTAAAACAATAATAGATCAACAGCGTCAAAATGATGGCCGGACGATAGTTGCAGATGCAAACTTGTTCTTATATGCAGATCAAGGTAATTCAAAAACTTATCTGCGCTATAGTTATGACGGTATTTTTCCTACCACAGGAGAGTATTGTGACGATAATCCAAATCCAGACCGCTGGGAAAAAATTAGTAACGATTTAGGAATACATTTAAAACCCTGGAAGACAGGAGGAAAATATATTTTGATATGTTGTCAACGAGACGGTGGCTGGAGTATGCAAGGAAACAGAGTAGTACCTTGGGTAAACAGTATTATTAGAGCAGTGTCTGAGTATACAAAAAAACCTATTAAAATTAGATTTCATCCTGGAGATAAGAAAAAAGATCAACATATGAGATACATATGGAGGTTACACAGAAATAAAGTGAAATTTTCACAACCTAGTAGCACATTGCTTGAAGATTTACAAGATGCTCATTGTGTAGTTAATCATAACTCAAGTCCCGGAGTTGTTGCCGCTATAGAAGGAGTACCGGTATTCTTATTAGATCCTAATCGAAGTCAAGCAAAAGAAGTTGCTAATCAAGACCTACGTAATATAGAAAACGTTCAATATTTTGATAGAGAATTATGGATACAACGAGTAGCTCAAAGTCACTGGACATTAGATGAATTAAGTAGCGGACAAGCATGGGAACACATGAAAAAGTATGCAAGGAAATAAAATGGATATTACATTAGTCACCACATTTCATAAAGAAGGTTTAGATCTTTATGGCCAAAGGTTCATAGACAGTTTTGCAAAAAATGTAGATGCAAGAATTAAGCTACTAGTATATGCAGAAAATTGTCAACCTATAAATCCTAATCCAAATCAAATAAAAGTCTTTGATGCTTTTGAAGCATTACCTAAACTTAACCACTTTAAATCAAAATGGCATGATGTACCAAAAGCAAATGGTAAATGTCCTTTTCCTGAGAAACGTCCACGAGACTATCATAAGGAATTTAAATGGGATGCTATACGCTTTGCTAACAAAGTGTATGCTGTTTTTGATGCATACGAGAGAAGCAAAGATTGGTGTGTTTGGATAGATGCAGATGTGTATGTGCATAGTGCATTAAGTTATGAAGAATGTACTAGGTTATTGCCAAATGATAAATGGATTACATATGTGGGTAGAGGTAAAGGATCGCAGACTTGGCCTGAATGCGGATTCTACGGATTAAACAAAAATAGTGATATATGTAATTTATTCATAGAAGAATTCGAACGAATGTATGAGGATGCTGATAATGGAATATTCAAGTTAGACGAATGGCATGATAGTTTTGTATTTGGACACATATTAAATATTATGAAACAAGATCATGATAATGTGCATGATTACTCAGCAGAAATTTACGTGAACACAGCCAAGACCGGAGGCGGTGGGCATCCATTTATAAACAGTGTGCTCGGAAAATATTTCGATCATATGAAAGGTGCTCGGAAAAAAATAGGTAAGAGTAATCGAAAGGATTTGATGTCTGGTAGATCGGAATCTTATTGGAATGAAATTTAACTTATGGAGGAAGTATGGCGCACTTAATTCTAGCCCTGTTTTTGACGCCTTTCACGCTGGTGCTAATGCTCTTGGGCATGATATTGTGTGTGATAGTGATGATGGGATTGATGTTATTTGGAGCGTACTTTTCCACGGTCGTATGGGTGGAAACCGTACTATTTGGGAAAGGAATGTACAACAATCCAAACCGACCATCGTACTCGAAGTCGGCGGGATCAAACGAGGATCCACTTGGAAGGTAGGACTTAATGGAATTAATAGAGATGCTTACTTTGGGCCTATGGGGAACGATAGTAGTAGGGCTAATCTTCTCGGACTTACTTTAAAACCATGGCAGACTCAAGGAGATCACATATTAATATGTGGACAACACGATAAGAGTTTACAGTGGCACGGAATGCCAAAGATGAGTCAATGGCTTATAGAAACTATTGACGAAATTAGAAAATACACAGATAGAAAAATTGTTTTTCGTCCTCACCCTAGATGCCAATTACCTAGTATAGAAAATGAATTTAATAACGTTGTTCGCCAACGTCCAGTCCAACTTCCTCGCACATATGATGATTTTGATATAAGTTTTTCAAATGTATATGCTACAGTTAACTATAGTAGTAATCCAGGAGTACATAGCGTTATAGAAGGTGTGCCTGCATTTGTTAGTAAAAGTTCACTGGCTTTTCCTGTTGCAAATAATTTAGACGATTTGTCTACTATAGAAAATCCAAAATGTTTTGATAGACAGCAATGGCTAAATGATTATGCATGGACAGAATACACACTAGAAGAAATTTCTCAAGGATTACCACTTAAACGCTTGACTTCTTTACTTTAATATTGTATAATAGCTTTATGTTATTAAATAAAGAACCCACTTGCATAGAAGATTGCTTAGAAATTCTAACTGGATTTCGCACCTACGGTGACCAAGAATTTTTCATTGATACTAATGATGGAACAATATTATATTCTATTAGTAAACAAATTGCTAGAGGACTTGCTCTTACTGATAGACAGAGAGATTTAGTAGTAGAAAAGTTAAAAGGTTACAAAGATCAATTTGATAAAGCTGAAATCCCACTTAATATGTGTTTAAATAATCTAAGGCAACCTTTAAGAGAAATTGATAGAAGCACCTATATTAAAACGGTTGAACACAAAAACGAAAAATATATTTGTATAAGGTTTCCATTTAACAAGAAAACAATTATGCTTATAGAGGAACTACGGATCAAAACACCTAGTTCCGAATATGTTCATGAACGTGGTAAGCATACTCATTTGTTTAGATTAAATGAAGTAAACATATATGCAGTATTAGAAAAGTTTAGCAATAAAAATTATGAAATAGAACAAGAATTAGTAGATTGTTATGGAATATTAATGGAAATGAAAAATAATAAAGAAAAATATGTGCCAGGCATTTACGGACTTAAATTAAAGAATATGCCCCAAGAAGCAATGAATATCATTGTTAGCGATATAGGTGAACCTACAATTGAAAACTTGGCTATACTTAAAGACAAAGAAGAGATGTACGGTTTAGATCATTTTGATGCAGCAGATTTAGAAAAAAGTATTTCTCAACTTACATCATTATCTGCAAAAGTAGTGAAAAGGAAAAGCAATCATATACACATAGATCCAAAAGAATGGAACCTAAAAGACGTATTTGCAATGTTGTTAGAACTTCAAAGATTTCCAGTACAAATCATTTTGAAAAATAATGACGAATATAAAAACTTATCTCAATCTCATAGATGTTTAAAATATATTATTGACGATAGTGATATAGGAGTAATGTTTAGATTAGATAATAATAACGAAAATAATATTTCCTTTAATCAATATATTAAAAATAATAATTTAAATTCTCCGGTTGCAATTAGTCAAAAAGTTGTGTATACTAATACTAGTAAAATAACAAAGCCTTTAATTGATTCTGGCTGGCAACCTAAGGCAATATTACGGTTAGGTAGTGAAAACACTAGTATGGAAGTTTCGGGATTTGTTAATGATTGTGATTTAGACATACATTATGATGTAGATGTATCTCCCTATTTAAATACATCATTTAGAGGTAGAAGTCAAGGTCGCATTGAGAAAATATAAATGGCAAGTTGTAAACTTATTATAGAAGATGAAGTAAACATTAAGATAGAAGGCTTAGAAGTAGACGTACGGCGTAAACTGTCTAATGCCTTAAAGTTCGAAGTGCCATATGCAAGATACATGCCACAGTACAAATTAGGCCGCTGGGATGGTAAGGTTGCGTTCTTTGGCATTGGCGGTACTGGATATGTAAATCATTTAGATGTAATTACAGAAGTTTTGCAAAAAAATAATGTTGAAATTGTAGATATTGAAGACCGGCGACATCCAATAGATTTGAAATTTGAAACAATAAAAGAAGAGTTTTGGGGCGACAAATGTTGGCCCAAAGGCCATCCTGCCGAAGGTGAACCTATACGCTTGCGTGATTACCAAGTTGAAGTAATCAATAACTTTTTGCAGAATCCGCAAGCCCTGCAAGAAGTAGCAACCGGAGCAGGTAAAACTATCATCACAGCAACATTAAGTAAGATAACTGAAACCTATGGGCGTAGCCTAGTTGTTGTTCCTAACAAAAGTCTTGTTACACAAACAGAAGAAGACTATATTAATTGTGGGCTTGATGTTGGTGTATATTTTGGTGATAGAAAAGAACTAGGCAAGACTCACACTATATGTACTTGGCAGAGCTTGAACATACTAGACAAGAAGTTCAAAGACGGCAGTGCAGTATTGGGTCTTGCAGAGTTCCTTGAAGGCGTCAGCACAGTAATTATAGACGAAGTACACCAGGCCAAAGCAGAAGTACTAAAGAATCTGCTTACACGCAACCTACGAAACGCTCCTATACGTTGGGGACTTACTGGAACAATACCAAAAGAATCCTTCGAATTTGAAAGTATACATGCTAGTATAGGTCCTGTCATAGGGCAAGTAAGTGCAAAAGAACTACAAGATAAGGGCGTCCTTTCTCAGTGCCATGTAAATGTTGTTCAGTTAATGGACACAGTTGAACACAGAGATTATCAATCAGAACTAAAGTATCTTGTTACAAATAAAGATAGAATATCATACATAGGCAAACTATTAAACAATATTAAACAATCAGGTAACACACTAATACTTGTAGACAGAATCTCAGCAGGCGAGATGCTACAAGAACTTATACCAGGAAGCGTTTTTGTAAAAGGCGATGTAAAATTAAAAGACAGGAAAGAAGCATATGACGAAATCAATGAAGGAACTAACCACGTGGTTATTGCAACATATGGAGTCGCCGCTGTTGGTATCAACATTCCTCGTATCTTTAATCTTGTTCTTATTGAACCTGGCAAATCATTTGTTCGTGTTATCCAATCTATAGGCAGAGGCGTAAGAAAGGCAAAGGACAAAGACTTCGTACAAATATGGGACTTGACATCAACATGCAAGTTTGCGAAGCGGCACCTTACTCAAAGGAAGAAATTCTATAAAGAGGCGCAGTACCCATTTACTATAGAAAAGGTAGATTGGAACTAATATGAGAATAATGACATTAGATAACGAATGTTTTTTGCTGAATAATCTTCCCGACGAATTACAAGACGATATTAGATTTGCAGTATTAGATAATTCAGATCCAAAAAATCCTGACTTCTTTTTCATTCCTTTAATTTTCTTAGAATCATTTACTTCACCAGCAATGGTTATGGAAATAAACGGAAAAGAAATAATGATGCCAGTTGATTGGAGCATTGCTGTTGGAGACAGCCAAAGTGGCAACGACTTAGAAGTCCTTCCGCTTACAAGTATAAATGATAGAGGATTTGAAGCATTCTTATTCAATCCTTTAACAAGTTTCAAAACAGATTTTGGAGATATAAAAATTACACATTTCTATAATGATGTAAAGTGGTATTTTCCGAAAACAAAAAATGGACAATTATTAGCTATTCCTTTGACAGAAGGAAGTAATCCTTTATGTGCGTACTTTATAAAAGATATAAGCCGTCAAAGCGAAGTTATAGAATATTCACAGTTGTTATGATATGAAAAAAGATTATAAAAGATTAGAAGCATTAATAACAAATGCAATTAAAGAAAAAGCAAATAAATTTACTCCTGGAAATAATTGGATTGTAGGTACAAACAATCGTGTACCTGAAATGATTGCAAAAATTTGCATTGATACGGTGAAAGGTTATGATAATGAAAGCAGGTAAGATTTGGGGTCAGACGGAATTGATCCACGCAAACGGTGTACTAGAATTTCACCGTATTGAATACAAAGCAGGATATAAATGCTCAGAACACGAGCATCGTTATAAATGGAACGGATTCTTTGTTGAATCGGGCAAGATGCTTGTTCGAGTTTGGCAGGATGGCGACCAAGATGGATTAGTTGATGAAACTGTCTTGGAAGCAGGAGATTTCACGCAAGTGAAACCTGGCAAGGTCCATCAATTTGAAGGTTTAGAAGACGGTGTCGCTTTTGAACTGTATTGGGCCGAGTTCAACCACGATGACATTGTTCGTCGTTCAGTAGGCACAAAAACATAACGGAGAGAAATATGTTAGAAAAACTATTCGGTCTATCAAAGGCCGGTACTACAGTGAAGACAGAAGTAATGGCAGGTATTGCTACATTTCTTACAATGGCTTACATTACTGTTGTCAATCCGGCTATCCTTTCAACAGAAGGATCAGGCATGGCATTTGGCGCTGTATTCACAGCCACAATTATTGCGGCAATTATTGGTACATTGATTATGGGATTATGGGCTAACTGGCCTGTAGCACTAGCACCAGGTATGGGATTAAATGCATTCTTTACGTTTGGTGTAATTTTTGGTATGGGTTATACATATCAACAAGCGTTGGCTGCTGTGTTTGTAGCAGGGTTGGTGTTTATCGCATTAAGTGTTACACCTGCACGTAAGTATATTATTAATAGTATTCCTAAGTCAATGAAGCTAGGCGTAGGTGCAGGTATTGGTTTGTTCCTTGCTATCATTGGTTTAAAGAACGCTGGTGTAGTTGTAGATAATCCTGCAACACTAGTTGGCTTAGGCGATGTAACAAGTTGGCCAGTTTTGCTAACAGGCCTAGGCTTTATTATTATGGCCGTGTTAGATAAACGTAAAGTACCAGGCGCAATTATCCTTGGTATTCTTGCTGTATCAATCATTGCATGGGTAACTGGAATTGCAAATCTTGGAGGTTTAGCAGGCGCTATTCCAAATCCAGATCATGCATTTAGTATGGACTTTAGTGCTTTGTTTACAGCTGGATTCATAGGTGTAGCATTTGCATTTTTGTTTGTAGACTTTTTTGACACAGCAGGCACACTTACAAGTGTTGCAAATTTAACAGGCAAAGTAAACGAAGACGGTGAAGTAGAACAAATTGATCGTGCTTTATTAGCTGATTCAGTTGCTACAACAGCAGGTGCGTTAGTTGGTACAAGTAACACTACAAGTTATATTGAAAGTGGTGCTGGTATTAAAGAAGGTGGCAAAACTGGACTTACAGCAGTCACAGTAGCAGTACTATTTGGTGCTTGTTTATTCTTTGCTCCACTAGCACAAAGCATTCCTGCTTTTGCTACAGCACCTGCTCTTATATTTATTGCAACTTACTTTCTACGTAATGTTGCAGATATTGATTGGAGTGATGTTACAGAATATGCTCCAGCAGTATTGGCAGCAGTGTTAATGCCGTTAACATTTAGTATTGCACACGGAATAGCATTAGGCTTTATTGCATATGCAGTTATAAAGGCATTGAGTGGCCGTACTAGTGATTTAAATATAGGTAGCATTGCTATTGCTGTTATAAGTGTAATTTACTTTACAGCAGTTTAATGGGAAACTTGATACCCAATCAACCTTTGATATACGAGCGTAGCAACGGTGTTGTGTACGCTCGTTATCGCGACCCTCCACACAATACTATACCCCGTTGGATCGTTGGCGGAGACCCTGCAGGTGTAGCAAGAGCACAAGGTGAACTGTTAAATTACAACGAATGGATTAAATTATGCGATCTTTCCAAAACCAACACAACACTACAAAAATTACTTGACAAATTAGTTATAACATATTATATTATTAAAGATGACTCAAACAAAACTTCCAATTAAAGATATACTAGCGGCTATTGACATGGGTGCCAAAAACGTCTGGGATGAAATTACAGACGAAGAACGCAAACAGGTTAGTTTCTGGTTACTTAATAGATACGTAAGTTCAGTAAATGGAAATAGAGAAAAACAAGAGCTTGCTGTTTTCAAAACTAACGAGTATTACAACAAACATTATATGGATATCAGTAAACATCCAAAACTCCAATGGCAACTATTATGTATGAGTGGTAATACAAAAAAGATAGAATTTCATCAGTGGATTGGACATAAGAAAAAAGGTAATACAAACTCAAATGGTGTAAAGTTACTTGCACAATTATATCCTAATATGAAACAAGACGAGGTAGAACTGCTTGCTAGAATATCTACAAAAGCCGAACTCAAACAACTGGCTAAAGAACATGACATTGAAATCAAACTCTAAACCATATGTATGCGAATATTGTAATACTGGATATACACGAGAAAAAACCCTTGCAGTGCATATGTGTGAACAAAAACGTAGAGCATTACAACGAAACGAAAAAAGAGTCACACTTGGTTATTATGCATTTAACCAGTTCTATAAATTAAGTGCAGGAGCAAAAAAAGAGAAAACATATGAAGAATTTTGTAAATCTCCTTACTATAATGCATTTGTCAAGTTCGGATCGTTTATTAATAATGTGCGTCCTCTATACCCTGAGCGTTATATTGATTATGTTGTAACTAGCGGAGTTAAACTTGATCACTGGTGTAGAGAAGAGATGTATGAAAAATATGCTATAGAGCTTATCCTTAAAGAAGATGTTACAACAGCATTAGAACGTAGCGTACAAACTATGTTAGAATGGGCAAGTGAGAATGAACCTGCACCATGGAATCATTACTTCGATCATATCAGTTTAAATAGAGCAGTATGGCATATAAAGGACGGTAAGATTTCTCCTTGGCTCATATTAAATTGTAGTAGCGGTAAGGAAATGCTAAGTAAATTGAATGACGAGCAACTAAATTTGATTTATCATATTATGAATCCAGAGCACTGGGCTATGCGATTTAAGAGAAATCCAAAAGATGTAGAGCTAGTCAAGGAAATAGTGAAAGAGAGTAAATTATGAAAATACTAATTTTTGGTCTTCCGGGATCAGGAAAAAGCACTCTTGCAGAACCTTTTGCAGAATTACTAGGTGGTGTTTGGATTAATGCTGATAAAGTAAGAGAAAGATACAACGATTGGGACTTTACTCCAGAAGGCCGTATTAGGCAAGCTCAACGTATGAAGCACTTGGCAGACGGAGTAGTGATGGCAGGAAAAATTGCTGTAGCAGATTTTGTATGTCCAACAGAGCAAGCACGTTTAGAGTTTGATCCTGATTACACTATATGGATGGATACTATTACAGAAGGTCGATTTGAAGATACAAATAAGATGTTTGAAAAACCAGCTTCATATAATTATCATGTTGCTAATTGGTTTGATGACACACATGTTCAACTATTAGAAGTTGTCAAAAATTATATGAAGCGCAATGGAAAAAGTTGAAAAGAAACGGCATCTTGCTAAAGCCGTAACTTGGAGAATAATAGCAAGTATTACAACGGCACTAATAGCATTTACATTTGGATTACCCCCAAAAGCAGTAGGTGCAGTATTTGTTGCAGATTTAATTATTAAGTTTTTGATGTATTATGCCCATGAAAGGTTATGGTACAAACACATAAAGTATGGAGTTAAAGAATGAGTTTCGATTGGCAAAAACCTACAGCAGAAATGCTAGGAAGATGGCAGCCGTGGCATGATGGTCACACTGCCTTATTTAAGAAAGCATTACTGGAAACAGGACAGGTGTGTATTATGATCCGTGATGTAGGCGGAATAGTCGGCAAAGATGCAGGCGGAGGACGCACAGTCGCTCAAACGGATAATCCGTTTGATTATGATACAGTAGTTGAGAATATTAAAGCAGGATTAGCAGAACATGACTTTACATACGGTGAAGAGTATGTTATAATGAAAGTGCCTAATATTGTTGATATTAGTTATGGTCGAGGCGTAGGTTATACATTTACACAACATGATCTAGGCGAAGAGATACACAATATTAGTGCTACACAAATTAGAGCAAAGTTAAGAGAAGAAGGTAAACTCTAGTGCCAGATATTGATATAGATTTTGCAGATAGGTCTATTATACTAGATCAGATAACGCATCGTGTTGCTAAACTTGACAGTGAAAAGAAACACAACACAGGAATCTATGTCACAGAAATTCCACATAATCCTGTAGATAATTTAAGCACAATTGATTATAAGAGTGCAGAAGAACGGGGTTACTTTAAATTAGATTTTCTTAATGTAAGCATATACAAAGATATAAGAAACGAAGAACATTTAAATGAACTAATGGAAAACGAACCCATATGGGAATTACT